CGGAAACCTCTCCGGTAGTGGCAGAGACTTGTGTTAAAACCCTGCAATGTGCGTACGCGGTTGCAGTGTTAGTTGAGCCACTAGCAGCCGACACTTCCAAAGAAGCCCCTGAGCCTGCATATGTCCCAACAAACCATCCGATTGGACCACTTCCTGAAGTGGACGACACGAAAGTAAAAGGAAAATCACTAGTCTGCTTGGCAGATATAGCTTTAACTATGGATTGAGCACCCGCTTGTCTAGTGCCCACAGCAGGAGTTGAGTCAGTCCACTTATCTACCGGCAATTCATAATAAGCAGCATGATCGGCACTACGACCCTGAGTAGGGGTAACATCTGAGGAAGCATCGTTAGATATCTTAAATAAGAATTTTCCGTACTGTTGCCCTCTCCAACCTGCGCCTCCTCCGGGGCCCGCTACGGCATCTCCAGAAACAGCAACAGCGGGACACACGCCATAAGGAACTTGAGCAGAAGCGTCAATACCAGAAGTATTAATAGCACGCACAAAATACAGTGAGCTAGTCTTATTGAGGATTTCTAGAGCAGCGAGTACCCCTTGACCCCCAAGAACTCTGTCTGGACGTCCGAACTCCTCAAGGAGTTGTGTGGTACTGGTTATCAGCTTCGCTTTGTTCGGTCTTCCCCGAGAAGCAAATCCGACAATACCGGCAATGGAAGAATTTACAGACGGAGGAAACTCCGAAAAATCCTTTTCTACGATATAAACACCTGGGCTGTTGTACGTGGGCATACTTTATTATCCTACTTTTACAATTGATAGTATCTGACGGTTAGCCAGCTCTCGGACTAGATCGGTCACAAAAGACAATGGGACTGTAACATATTCTTTCGGTCGTAGGTGCTTATGAACATACCCACCAGTGCAAGAAAAAATTAATTCTTCATTTTGATTCCCTAAATTCCTTATAGTAACCATCGTAATCCTCTATGTTATTTATGCATCCAAACACCCTAGCGTGTTCTATTTTTATTAACTATCTTTGATGTCTTCCCTTATCTGATAGATAGAAGTTTGAGCCGCAGTAGCAGAAGCAGACAAATCCAAAAAAGGTTCTATAACTATATCTGCATTAAGCATCTCCAATTGTCCTGTATTAGTGTACAGATATTTTTCATTTGGCACATACGCCTCTACCTCAACCTGAATAGACCGTTTTAATACCCTATCCTGCCTATCAGAGACTACGGTTACGGAATTGTCAGCTACTTGAGTTATAAATCCTAAGATGTAACTGCTGAATTTGGTTCTGAATTCCAGAGAAGGATTAAACATAAGTTGTATCTTCTCCGTTATCTGGTTTAGATCCTCGACATACTTAGCCCAGATATTAACCATAAAAGAAAGCCTAACTGCTTTAGGAGCAATAGAGACAACCCTCGTAGCCCTTTGCTTTGTTTTATCCCATGCAGTCTCGAAAACTACATGCATATTAGTCCTTCTCCTATCTACATCATCTTCGATGTCAGAAATGCCAATGGAGATTACAGGGAGAACTAAGTTTCTATCTTCTTTTATTTTGGCAATAGCTCTCTCAGGATTCGCATAAAAAGTAGGGATATCCACAACAGCCTTATCCTCTGAGTCTATTATACTAATTGTTTGCATTTTTCGTATCAGAAATTGAGTGTACTCGCGATAAAAATCTGCTTGTGTATGCCCTTTTCCCAACTCCAATTCTTGGAGTGCCTTACGAATTTCTAGTAAAGGATTTGCCATGTTGTTAGCCTCCTATCAAACCTATTATATCTACACCCGTAACTGTGTCTCCTATTGTACCAGCGCATCCTTGCATACAAGTAGCACCAGCCATGGGATCACAATAAGCATCACTCACTTGGTATACTATTCGTCCACCTCCCATACTAGCAATTGGCGTGAGAACCTGGATGCATACTGAATCTGGTTCAGTAGGTGGAGGTGGTTTCTCTGGCTTTGCTGGAAACAAACCTCCTACACCATTACCATTTCCATTTCCTGTGGATCTCTGGGTTCTTTCCATGGCGTACACAATGATTGCATCAGGATATCTCTCTATTAGGGTTTTGAATATCTTCCCAACAAACTTCTTAGGGTAATTTTCCGTGTAAAAAGGGGACAAAATAGTTTTGGAGGTGGCTTCCATATCTACGCACACTCACATATAAGATCATGATGCCACTCCATGGCATCGAAATATGCCTGCATCTCCTCTACGGTACAGCGATTTGGGTCAAACCCCTTAAGCCAACCCTTCCCATTATCATAATCAAGCCATCCCCACTCCCCCCTTACCCAGTCTTGCGAATCGATAAATGCATCATCGGGAAGGTTTTTCCTAGGTACACAAATGCCAGTTTCACACTTGTCGTTCTTACATCTAACTTTGAAAGTTGCGTAGCAGTACATGTAAACCTCGTCGCTACCAGGAGTAGGTTCCTCGAATCTAATCTCTGTGGTCAGTATTGTAATTGTGGATCTACACTGACTTGTGCCCTCTGGTAGTCCCGGACCTTTAGACAGTCCGGTTCCAGCGAGAGCGGACTCTATTGTACCCCCAACTGAAGTCGAATCTATACTGTCTGCGTGACCCTCTATCGTAGCTACAACCTCAGAAACGTCGCGCATAACTTTAGCAGAACAAACTAGGTGAAAAACCCCATAAGCCTCAAAACTATCTTCCTGAACTTCATATACTTCATAAAATATATTCTGGAATTTAGGCTTTATAACGTCACCAGCAATTAGCTTTCTTCCAATTTGAAGTTCAATAGCCCTCTTATTGAAAGTAAATATCTGATCATTAGTGAGTTCTATTCCGAATTCAGACAGATTTTCCTCTATAGGCCTGGGATCGTAATGACCAAATGCAAGTTTAGGAGGCTTGTAGTGGGTCTTAGCCCTGTTTTCATCGTAAAGCTGGTCGTAATTCTCGTCTGCGATGTAAGAAAAGATTAACAACTCAGATCCAGAAATCTTAATAAGTTCTCCGTCAATCACATTAAACAAACCCGTATCAGGGTTTGTAGGATCGAACATGTTGAGCTTTGATTTTATATATGCTGTGTCATCGTCCGCAAAAGATACTATAGGAGGGGTCGGTGGGTTAAATAAATCCTGGACTCTTCCTTTTGCATCGTATTCACGGGTAAAATCAGACATCAATATAATGTAAATGCAGGAGGCTCTTCAATTTCCGATAGAAGTTCCTCAACAAGCTCCTGCTTTTCCTGGGTTCCTTGCTGAGATAGGAAGTCTCCATTCAATTTTGCTCCACCTCCTGGAGAGGGGAGAACATCATACTTACCTCGAATTCCACCGAGTATAACTTTTGCACATGCCGTGGCGTACCGATTGAGCCACCCTACAAAATATGGGTGCAAGCTATTCGAATCCAAAGCTCTAAATTCTACTATAACTGCTTCATTAGTTTGTGGGCTCGGGAAAAGCATCAAGTATTCATTGTTTACCACTTGATAGGACCCGTCACGCCCCAAAATCTTTCTCAACTGTTCCAAGTGCATAATTTGAACTAAGAAATCACTAATTGAAAAATCAGTGAACAAGAAATTATCTTGGAAATATTTAATAAAGAAATCAAATTCCAAAGTTCCTTCAGCAAGGTTCAAACCTAACAAGCTCTTTTTGTAAACAACATATTGTATGTTGTTCATTACAAACTGAGGCAAAATATACGTGTTATAGTTTGCTATCGTATTGAACTCCATGAATTGTATACACCACGATGGAGCATGGTAATCTAATTTGGAGATGGCTTCATCAATTGCCAGATATATCTGATAATCCGTTAACTCTACTCGGATGACTGGAGAACCCAACCGAGCTAGAACGTTGTCTTTGATAATGCCATAGAAATTATTAAACTCAATCGTATCAACGAATCTCCTACGATTTAGGGTTTCGTAGTTTACTTCCCCTACAGGTTCCACTCCAGTAACGGATATACTGTTGCCTTTTCTTACAGCAAACGTATTTCCGTAAGAAGTCTGTGGTACGGTGGGTACTTTCGCTCCTGCAGGCATTTTCTTATCTTATGTCAGTTTTAGAAGTAATTTTAGAGGTCTTCTCAGTGTTAGTAGGAACTGGTTCTTTCTTGGCTTTAGGTTTAGCTCCCACTTGTTTAGGTTTTCCGGAGAGCACTGGACTAAGAATTCCCGCGCTGGCAGAATCAGGCAGCTCAACGATTTCTCCGGGAGAAACATTGATAACCGATACAGGCCCTTGAATCATTACATTGTGAGATAAATTGTTTTTATACTTCATGGTAGGTATCCTACATTTATATACGAGAGAAGGAGGCCCGATGGACCTCCTTCTTTCATATTAAATATTACTAAGACTGGTTTAAGAGCCCAATCCCATATTATCCGAAGCGGTAGCCAAGGTATCACTAATTCTAGCGAAGGGTTGCAGCAAGTAATTCGAAGAAGCGCCAATAATTCTAATGACTCTATACCAACGCGCATCTGGAGTGATGGAAGCTTTTCCGTACCGAGTAAGCAAGCCTTTTCTCGGTTGGAAATCATCCGGATTCACCACAGTTGGGAGCATTTGAATAGGAATGTATGGAGCGTAAACGAATCCACTTTCCATCGGACTCGTACCCTTGTATCCTACAAGAATCTCGTCCTCAGGCCATAGCGGATCGACATAAACGTCATATGCGCCATTCCAACGTCCTTTGTAAACGATGTTAGCGCCAAGCTGACCAGCCTCAGCAGGATTCATACCTCCTTCCAGCTTAGCAGCAGATTGAAGCATTGCAGCTACGAGAGGAGAGGTAATAATGAAGTTACCAGCACCACGGTAAGTGGTACGATAAATATCCTGAGAAGCGAAGTTAACAACAGCCAGCAAGTTCGAATATGCCTCACCAACGTGACGAGGGGCAAGGTTCATACTCGTCGCTGTCAGATCAACAAAATAAACGTTCTTGTTGGTTCCTGCGGTTTTAGTCCCTAAACCAGTGGCCTGGTCGTAAACCCATTTAGTAGCAGCAGTATTGCCATCTTGATTGCCTTGTGTAGCAGGGAACAGATTGGGATTACCCAAGTCCAATCCTCCACGACTGAAACCGGTAGCGATACCACCAGAAACATCATAAGCGATCATTCGTAGATCTTCCAAAATCTCACGGTCAATTTCAAGTGCAACTTCCTTGCCTAGCAAGTCAGTAAGTTCACGTTCCAAATCTAAGTTGTGATAAGCTTTCAAATCTTGTGCAGCTTCGATAGTCCACAGAGCGCGGAACTTTCTAGTCTGAGCTATAACAGCCTGTTGTTCAATGTGGAAGTTAATCTCAGGGATTGGCGCTTGACCAAGTCCACCCATAATTTCGCCACCTGACGTGGAGAAACCACCAAGAACACCACTTGGGAAGGTCGCAATGCCTTCACCAACAGTTCCGGTCAAGTTAGACGAGAATGCAAGAGAGTCTTCTTGTCTGCGATCCGCACCAGGCGAAGTACCAGGCTTACCGCCACCAGAGGCAGTCCACTGCCAGCCGATATCTGCAGAAGCGTCAGGGTTCATCATACCACCACTAGCATCTCCGAAGAGGGCGCCAGCAGTTTGACCTCGATAGGTCAGGAGGTATTTACCATATACGGATTGAGTCGTATTGGGGGTAGCCCCAACACCATGTCTCTGCACGCGGTCGTAACCAAGATAGAAGATCTGGGAAACCGGACCTTGCATGGGCTGAACGCCAACAACTCGGTTAGCAATCAGTTCAGGAAAAACTCTACGAACAAGAGGAAAGGCAAACTTTTGAAAGGTACCCAACTGACCAACTGTAGTAGTTTCTTCCAGCATACCAGACTTAGACTGTTCAGCGAGAACATGTCGAGCTTGGTTTTCAAGAAGAACCGCAGTGGATTCTCTGGTGTAAGCATCTTCGATACCTTCTAAAATTGGCGCCCACTTGTCACATAGAGCTTGGGAAGTGTTTTCATTAATCATATTTCTTTACTCTTTAATTTTTGTTTTTTTGGGCTAGACGGATTACGTCTTCAGTGAGGAACATATTTGCCTCCGCCTCCGCATTCATGTAGGAGGGTTTGGTGTCCTCGTTCGTAAGAACGAGGGCGGACTCAGACGACTTGAAAGGTTCTTTGGTAACTTCAGAAAGGTCTTCAAGACTTTCCCTTAGGGACACAACCGCTCCTTCAAGCGTTGAATTCTCGGTAACTGTGTGAGATAGCTGTTCGTTGAGGCGTTCAACAGTTTCTTGAAGAGAAGCAACTTCCTCTTTGTAAGCCGAAATTGCGGATTCAGAATCCTTAGATTCCATATCCTCAGCAATGACAGACTTAAGAGACTCATAAACTTTAACAGCGCGGAAAGTGTCATCACTATCCTCTAGCTCTTGCATCGCTACTTCTTTGAATTCATCAATTCTCATACGAAGATAGCTGCTCACTTTCGCCGCTAAGGTCTTTACTTCTGTTTCAACTCTTTCGTTAACAATACCTTCAACAAGCTGTTGTATTTCTTCCATACCAGAATCAGAGATCCCGTCAGGAAGATGCTCTACAATGTCATTGACTGTTTTTACCATAATATAATATCCTTATCTCTAGTATCTACGAGTGCTTATCGCAGAATATAGAAAATTTTTATTTTTTGTGAAGAAGAGTTTCTAAAGTTTTCAAATAAATTTTCTCAGCTCTAATATTATCAATCTCTTCTCTTGCTTTAATCTGGGTCTCGGAGATGACTTTATCTTCCGAAACTAACCCAGGGAAAGCTCCTTGACAGGATGGATCTGATACCATATCCCATGTAATGAGCTTTAAATTTTCGTTTACGTTGTAGCAGTCCTTATCAGCATCATAAGTAAGACCACCTACAGCTCGAGAGGAAATTCCAATTTTGACGCCAGCACGAAGAAGTTCTTGCAAGACTTTACCAGAAGGAGTGTTCAAAATCTCCGCCTCACCAATAATCTTATTCCCTTCCATGTGTAGACCAGTAACAAGATGGGAAGCGTTAGTGAGATGAACAACTTCGTCTTTAGGGTGGTCAAGTTCCCCAACAAGACGTCTTTCAGCTAGAAGAGGTTGTAACTTACTAACTTCTCTCTCCAGAAGAGTTTTGGCATAAATTCGGCGGTTTCCATTCTTCTTTTCAGCTTCCTGAAAAAGACCACGAACTATCATGCCCTGGGAGCCTTTCGCTTCCGATAAAATCTGAAGCTCACCAAAAGAATATACGTCTCGGAGTAATTGGCTCATTATTTCGTAAATGCTTTATGAATAAAATTAGAAGTAATATTTCGCTTCTT